GATTATATTTTAGACGGAAATCATAGGTTGCAAAAAGCTTATGATTTAAGTAAAAATAATAAAAAATATGAAAATATTAAAGTTAGCGTATTAGATTTGGATGATCCAAGAATTCCTGAAGAATTTGTAAGCATGTTTTGATTTGACTCGAGCTGGGTGTCTCTTGGGTCGCGACGTTTGTTTTAGATGAACTTTATTTTGTGATTTGATTGAATATATAGATTTGTATAGAAAATTAAACTGGAATTAACGTATGAATCGAAAAGATACAAAATTATTGGTTGATAGAATACGATTGGCCGCACATATATAAAATATTTTTTAATATTTGTGTGAAAGAACAAGTCTGAATGTATTGTGTATAGAGAGAAACGTGTGTTAAATAGTTTTCAGTGTGCAAAACTGTTTTTCTGGATTTTGTGAAAAAACTTCGGGAGAAATTTCGGAAAGCTTTTTGATATATAAAATAAAAAATTTTCGAGCGAGAAAAATCTTGGTAAACTTTATATAATTAAACGTATTAAACAAGCGAGATTTAAAATGAAAAGAAATGAATATAGGTTATTAGTTGAAAGTTGGCGTGAAGTTTTAAAAGAAGATGATTCGAAAGAAGATGATTCGAAAGAAGATGACTTATATGCGCCTATAGAAGAGCCTGACCAGTTAGATAGAGGTCTGGATTATGTAGAATCTCAAATAGATTACTTTAAAAAGTCGGATACTGAAAAGGAATTGATGTTGCAAAGATTTTGTGATATGTTTGGAGTGTCAAGAGAAGAGATTGAGGCATTTTTGGAGAATGTATTATTTGATGCAGGACATAATGTGGAAGGAAAAGAATTCGATTCAGAGCAGACACCTGATGATATGCCTTTGGACGATGATTTAGATGGTTATGATGGGTAGAGTTTTGGTCGAGCTGGGTATCTCTTGAGTCACGACGTTTACTTCTGGTTGTTTTAATTTTGTATTTTGATATTATATATAGATTATAGTATAAAGATAAGAGAATTATGAATTACGATTTATTAAAAAGTTATATTGTATCGAGTCTTAATGAAGTAAGAGGCGATTTGGCAAGAGACGATAATTTTATTAAAGAGTTATGTTCAATTGCAGGTTTGATGTTTTACAAAAGTTATATTAGTAACATAGAAGAAACAACAGTAAATTATGAGTATAAAAGAGATCCTAATGCGGAAAAGAGTCATTTAAGACCGATTGATTGGAAAAGACATAAACATATTAAAACAATAAAAAAGTGTATTGATGAAGCTTTGGAAGAAAGTAAAGAAAAATTAACTAGTTTAAATAGTGAAAATATATTTTCTATTGATGATACAAGCAATGAACATTATAGGTTATTCAGAGACAACATACCTTATGATGAGTATCATACCATTACAAATACAAGTAATAACAAAAGGTTTAGTATATTAATTTACGATACTGAAAGTTTGCCTTTTATAGAAAAAGGAACTAAAGGAAAAATAAAAAGATATGATTCAAAAAGAGAGGATCTTTTTGGAAAGCAAGATATTAAGATTCATAAATATCTTGCTTTGTCATTTATTAGTTCTGGCGGGTCAAGCAAAGAGGAGCGTAAAATGTTTGACTCGAATTCAACCGCGACTTATAGTCCACTTTATAGAAAAAGGTTTTTAAACAAACCTGAGTCTATCTTTGTAAGCAGTGTAAGATTGTTTTTTAATAATAAACATAATAGAAAATCATTTAAAGAATATATTGACACTCTAATTGGACTAACTTATACACATAGTAAAATGTGGGATCATGAGTTGATTAAAAAATATATTTTAGACATAGTTTCAAGTAAAGAAAGTAATTCTTCCTTAGAAGCGATAAGAAATGATCTTAGTCATGAAATAGTTCATATGAAACAATACTTAAATAGTTTTAAAATAACAAAATATGATAAAAGATTTTTAGGTACGCATAGAAGATATGGTTTACCAGAAGTTCCTTTTAAAAAGAAAATGTATAAAGATGAAAGTGAAGGAAATTACTGGAGCGTTGGTTCAAGAAACCCACATAGAAATTCTGTAAGACATGAGATGCAACCTATTGAATTTTATGCAAGACTTTCAGACGAGTGGGAAAATTTGAAAAAAAGAATTAACCCGAAATTTAAATATAATTTAATTTTTAATATTAATAAACAAAAAATTGTATCATTAGAGGAAAGTGTTAATAAAGAAATAAATGAAATAATATTAGATTATAGAGAAGATTCATATTGGCTTAAGCATTTATTTAGCAGTGCAAGAAAACATTCTAAAAAAGCAAAAACTTATTATAAGAAAGCAATTCAAGAATTATACAAGTTATCAATTGAACATGTAAATAAAGTTGAAAAAGAATTAATTGATCTATACAGTAAAAACAAAGAAAAAGTTTTGTCAGATATTGAAAATAAAAAATATCATCATAGAGCTTTTTATATAACAAAAAATTACTTAGAAAAAATAAACAAAGTAGAACATTATTCTGAGGTAGAGGATTCAGATAGAATTTATTACCATAATATTAATAAAGATTCTGAAAATAAAAATAAAAAAGCAAAAGATTCTTATGAATATTCAAGTATAATAGAGTGGACAAAGGAAGATGTTGAAAATGCTGCTAATAGTAAAGAACATAATTTATCTAAAATTATAGATGATGATGATTGCAGTGTCTGGTGGTTAGATGAAATGGAAGGAATTATTCCTGAGATTATATACATGTTGGACGAAGATTATTTGGCAGAGCATGCAAAAGAATTATTAATTGTAATTAGAGAATTAATTATAAAAAAAGATTTGATTACACACAATGAAGATAAAAATAAACTAAAAATTAAAGATTATATTAAAGACGAATATCCTGATGTTTTCCAGATATTGGCTTTGCCGACAGCTAATTAAAGATATTTAGTTATAATATAGAATTAAACGAGAGTTAACGTATGTTATTAGAAGTGTATATAAAAGATTTCTTGTTAGAAATTATGAATTCTAGTGATGGGTCTGAAATTGGCGTTATTGGTGAGAAGTTAGATAAAGTGAGTAAGGATTTAAGAGCTCATTTAGAAAGTGATGATTATAGTGGGGGTATAGAAGATTTGCCTCATTATATTTATGGGGAGTTAGAGAATGTTGCATATAGTAATAAGCCGAGGATTGAGCTTTTAGATTCGGGTGCTTTTAGGAGTGGGTTTTCTATAAGCGGGAAGCTTTGGGTTTTAAAGATAGCAATGAACCCGATGGGCGCTGAAACTAATGGTAAAGAGATAAAAATGTGTTTGGCTAAGGAACATAGTGGTGCAGCTTCAGATATATTTATTAAAGTTTTTGGGTATGATAGAGTCAATGAAAAGCCTTATTGGTATATTTGTGAAAAAGTTAGACCTTTGAGTGACATTGAAGATATAACAATATTGAAGAACGTTTTTCCTACGTTTTGGAACGTGTTAGATCATGGTGACAAAAATAGAGCAAAGAGTTCAGCAAAGAGTTTTAAAGAGTTTGTAGTTAGTACTATAATGATGTGTGTTTATATGACAAGGCTTCCTGAAATGAGGAGAAAGACATATCGTAAAGATGATGAAGAAAAGTATAGAGAGATGTTGATGTTTAACAGGAATTCTCCAGAAAGTCAAGGTAAAGAAGTTGCTAGTGACAAATTAAAAAAAGTTACTAGTAATTTTGATAATTCTGGTAAGTTAGATAGAATATTGCCAAAAATAAGTAATGTGATGTTTCATGATGCTGCTAGTAATTTTGCAAATGTTAAAGATATAGAAGATGTAATGTTTTATGAAGATTTTAAAAGATTATCAGCTGCTTTTGGTTATATTAGTACAAGTGATATGCATGACGATAACTTTGGAGTAAAGATTGTTGACAATCCTAGTCCAAGTGATATTGTTATATTAGATTTTGATATTATATAGATTTAGATTTTAAAGGAATTGTATAAATGAAAATAACAGAAAATGATCTTAGGATCCTGATTAGAGAAGTATTAGCGTTTAGTGTAAAGGGTAAAGTGATGAGAAAAAATCCTACATTTTGGGGAACCGCAGGTGCAGGTATTCTTTTTGTGTGTGAAGAAGATAATACCGTTTTCCTAATGCACAGATCGAGAGATGTGGAACAGCCAGGCACATGGGGTATTCCTGGAGGTTCTGTAAAAGGTGAGGGTTTTTATGACTCTGGAATGAGTGCTGAAAGACCCACCGACGCTACTTTTTGGAAAGGTGCAAAAAAAGAAACCAAAGAAGAATGTGGAGACTTACCCAACATGTCAAAGTCGGACATCATTGGATATATCGACTTTGTTTCGGGCAGCTTCATTTATCGAAACTTTATTGTGAGTTTGTCTCTTGAAGAAAAATTAGAATGGACATCTACAATTGAACTCAACTGGGAGAATGACACTTATGAGTGGATTTCTTTTGACGATGTAGATTCGTATAATCTGCACTTTGGTGTAGTCTATGTTTTAGATAACGATACCAATTTCCAAGATGCTTCTCAGTTAGATATCTGAGTCCACAAGTTCACTGAGTTGATATGTTATATTAGATTTTGATATTATATAGATTTAGATTTTAAAGTGAGTTGATTTATGATATTAACTATCATATTACATGTTTTTGTATAATTGAGTACACTTTAATCAAATTTAATATAAAGTATATGTATATATAAATTAATATTTATAAAGGAATTGTATAAATGAAAATAACAGAAAATGATCTTAGGATCCTGATTAGAGAAGTATTAAATGAAGTTGGTTCTGATTCTATTCACGTGTATAACAAGACTTCAAAGAGAATAAAAATAGGAGACATTTTTGAAGGTGATCCTATTAAAATTGGTGGTCAAGATATTCAAGATAATCAATACTATAAAGTTATAGGTGAAGATGTTCATGAAGAAATTAAAGGGTCACGTTCAACTACATTTAATGTTATTTTAGGTGTAATAGACGATGAAAATAATATGTCTGGTGAAGTGTATTACTTCAAGCCAGAAAGTATCTCTAAAATAGAAGATTAAATTAATAACCTTAATAACTATATTGGAATATATTCTGAAGTAGTGAACTATATCGAAGATTTAGAAAAAGATTTAGGTTATAATATTTTGAGCATAGCTCTGTGATGTTTTAAACATTATTTAGTTTATTTATAGTTTTATGTATTCTTATCATTTCATCTTCATCGAAACAATTTCTATTGATAGCTTCTTGGAGACATCTAATAAGAATGTTTATACAAGTTAATTGTGTTTGTGTTATTGAGTAATGCATGATATTTATCATATAAGAGTTTTAGTGAGTTTACAATGTTTAAGAAAATAATGTTATGTGTTGTATTTTTTGTTGCATCTGCAGTTTCTTGTAGTAGAACGTATAAGAAGATTGATGAGTCAAAGTCTGAGTGTGAGCAGATTTTGAATGTAGTAACTGATTGTATGGGATTACATCGTGGTGCATTTGATCATATTGCTAATTGTGGTGATGCGTCAATAGAAAGAATAAAACAGTTAAGAAATTGTGATGATATATTAAATTATTTAGAAAATGATTAATATATTAGCTTAGAATTCAAGGATTAAATAAATGAAAAGATCAGAGTATAGAGAAATTTATTTTGCTTTTAACAATTATCTTCAAAAAAGTGAGCAACAATTATTAAGAGAAGATTTAATTTATGAAAATTTAATTTTAAATGAAGGTCTTAGAGATCTGGCTGATAAATTTGGTAGAGAAGGAATATTATGGTTGACCTTAACTTCTTCAATAAATATGTTTGGGTTAAAAGCAACTGCTCAAACTTTTAATGCGTCTGAAGAACAGGTCGAGAGTATTACAGAAAATCCGCCTCCAGGTGTAGAAAATGCTACAAAAGCAGATAAGTTTGTTATAAGTCAGAGTATGGAAAACATGTCTAAAACAGAAAAATTTGACGAAGTATTGACATTAGATGACTTTGATTTTAAGAAAGAAAATATTGAAGATTTTGAAAATGAGTTAGCAGCATCAGATTTTGTTACAACTGGTGATATGCCTGTAGAAAACATGAGCGGAATTTTTATCAAAGAAACTTTTAAGTCTAATGATCAAAATAAAAAAATAATACAAGCTATTATTAAAAAAGGAATGGAAATATATGAAAGTGGAAAGTCTAATCGAGTATTCTATATTAAAGTTAATAATTTAAAATATGCAATTGCAGTTAACCCAAATATTAGTAATAGTAATAGTACTTCTTTAGTTAGTAAATCTGCAACAAATATTACAGAATCTATATTAAAACATACTTTGCCCAACATAACGGCTGGTGATGATGAATCAAAAGAAAAATTTAAGCAATGTCGTTTAACATTTCATGATACTCTCAACAACATCATATTTGAAGATTTAATAAAAAATACAAATTCTGCGATTGCAAGTTATTTTGATGCAAATGTTTATAGAAATATTTTTAATAGATGCTTTTTTAAAGAAGCTGAAAAAATAAAAAGTGTAAAATTTAGCATTAATGAAGGAGACTTAGCAGGAATAATAACATTAAGATGGATATTTTTTCAAGATCATTTAGATAGTTTAAAAGCCTTAAATCCTGAGTGGCAACATGTTTCTAAAGAAATGATGTCTGAATTTCTTGTGCACGAACTTGGTCACTTATTAAGTGATCAAAGTGGTAGTAACATAATGGCTAAACATGAAATAAGTGAGCTTTATAATGGTATTTCATTAAAAAGGTTTAGAGTTAAAGATGTTAATAGCTATATAGCACTTCAAAACTTTAATAGATTAGGTGTACTTGATAACTTAGAAGAGTTAGGAGTAAAAAGAGAAGACATAGACACCTATGACGTATCAGATTATTTAAGTGAAAAGGCTACTAAAAAACTCACAAAAGTTTCAGTTTATCTTATAAAACAAATGTTAGGTGGCGGAGCAATTGTGAAGGGAGAAGACAATTATTTTTACTGGACTTTTGCGGATAAAGATAAAAATAAATACTTGTACTACATGAGTCTTGAAGAAAGAATAGAAAATTTTAAAAACTGGGTTTCTTCTGTTAGATTGAAAAATCAAAAACATAAAACAATTGAAAAGTTTTTTGATGAATTGTTAGAATATACATCGGATTTGTCAAAAGATTCTGAATTCTTGTCAGATATGAAAGATTTTGCTGAAGATGATAGAGAGGAAAATGACAATAGAAATATTGATAAACTTGTCGACGAGATCAATGGTAAAAGAGCAAGAGATAGTTTTGATTATTATTTAAGATACGAAATGAAAATCAAAGGAATAAAGTCTTCTGATCTTAATAGATTTTTAAATCTACTAAATTTTTCAAGATTTGGAAAAGACAGTGGTAATTTTGAAAAGGGACGTAAATATTTAAATTTTTCTATTGAAAACTTAAAAAAAATGTTTGAAGAGAACTTTAAAGGCCATGATCATTAACTTTACCACTCATATACAAGGCTTGTCTTGATAATCAAGTCATTTGTAAGAATATCTTCTGGAGGTTTTGTGTCGTACATAAAGTTTACAGAATTTTCTATAAAAAGGTTTAAATTAGTTATCAAAAGTGTTCTTGCGTTTTCTTCTAAGTTAATTCTATAATCTTTTGGATTGTTAAACAAGGGTTGATAATAAAGAGTAAACAGCATTAAATTCTTTCTTAAGAAAAAAGGTTTTTGTAAATATTTTTTAGTGAGTTATTTTCATTAATACTAGCTTCTAATTCTTCAATTACCCCAAGAAGTAATTTATAATTTTCTGTAGCTCTATCTCTATTTTGTCTATAATATGTGGGTGCACCCTTTGGAGAAATTTCTTTTGCTGCAAGTTTTAAGTGTGCTATTGTTTTTTTAATGTCAGGTTTTTCTTTTATGATTTCTTCACTATAATTTACTAAATGCTTGTTAAAGTCTGTATATACTTTTTGTAGAAAAAATAAGCCAACATTATAATTCATGTCAATAATAACAATTATAACATCTAAGTGCATTTTTTCAAAAGCGTTTTTAAAATCACTTTTTGCTTTATTATATGCTTCTTGCACGTCAAGTTCAAAACATTTTATAGCTTCCTCAAGCGTTAATACTCCTCTGTCATATGCTGCATCAATTCTTGATTTTAAGTGACTTATTTTTTTATCAAGACGCTTTCTTTCTTTTTTAGGGAAACGATACCTATTAGTTTTTCCGACTTTACTGTTTTTTCTTTCTTCTAATTCATCAATTCTTTCTTCTATACTGGCGACGTATTTTTTTATTTCTTTTTTAACATTATCTATATATTTTTTGTCCTTTTTCAGCTCTTTAATTTTTGCATCAGAATAACCTAATTTTTTATAAATAATATCTTTCCAGTTACCGTCTTTCTTGAGTTTTCCAGCGTTTCCTTTTGTCATGAACTGTGTGCCAAATCCTATTGATACACCACTTCTGTCTTGATAAGGAAAAGGCTTAAAGTTTTCAAACTCCTTTATTCTTTCAATTGAAATTTCTTTAATTCTGTCGTTTCTTTTGTTTTTAATTGGTTTTGTCAGAGTTTTTTTGGTTTTTTCTTGTGAATTAATATTTTTGACTGTTGTTTGAGGAGCCACTTTTTGACTTGATTTTGCTTTACTTTGATTAATCATTTGTTCTACAGTCATATTATTTTGATGTGCCATCAAGTCTAAAGCTTCTTTTTCTTGTTGCGGCAAATTAGCGTTAAAAAACATACTTGCTGCTAATGAGCTTACAGTTAAACCGCCTAATGCTATATTTAGTATTTTTTTCATTTTAGATTTTAACTTAGCTGCATATTCTAAATCTTCTGGTTCAACTTTGTCCTCTATTGTATCAGTGTGAATGACTTCAGTATCATCATCTTTGTAGGCTGGGTAATCAATAACTGTATCATTATTATCTAAAGAAGCTAAATTGAATTGTGTGTGTGCTCCTCCTTGAGTTTGATTAAGACGAGTCTCTTTTAACTTTTGCTTATTAATTTCATCATAAAAATTTTTTATTAAATAGTGATTTTTTTTATTTTCCGTTATAATAATCATAAAATTCCCTTATCAGTAAAATATAATTATAATTATGCGAGACAAAATGAACAAAGACAGTTTGTATATGATACAGTCAGATGTAACAGGAATGATAAAAATAGGTAGATCTAAAAATCCACAAAAAAGATTAAAACAGCTTCAAACTGGTAATCCAAATAAGCTTAAAATAATTGCTGAGTTTAAAGGAGAAGGATGGAAAGAAAAAATTGTCCATGAAAGACTTAGAAAATATAGATTAGAAGGCGAATGGTTTAGCTATGACTGTGTGGGTAGTATACCTGATACTTTGTATGAACAAATATCTTTTGGATCTTTTGATGGCTGGTGGGATAATTAGTATAGTTATTTAAATAAAAAAGGAAAAATAATGTCAAACTTACTTAGACTTTACGTTAAAAACTTGCTAAGCGAAGCAGGTCACGAAAGAGCAAGAGAGTCATCGTCACTATCAGGCTTGTCAGAAGATATTCATGAGCCTATTATAGTTACAATTCTTGACGACAAAGCAGCTGATTTTAATGAAGATTTAACAAAGTTTCCAGTAGAAAAAAGCTTTATTTGCTTTGCAGAGTCTGGTTTTAAAACTAATGTTATAAAAAGTCTTGAAAAAAAATGGGATGAACGATATGAATCTGATAGGAATGATCCATTATCGATTTTTTCTGCTTATGAAGACTCTAAAACCATTGAAAATGTTGATATAGGGTTGCAAGAACCAATTGAAGTAGTATATGTTATGTTTACAGATATTACTGGTGTAGATGTTAAAGCTTTAGGAAATCAAGACGACAAAGGCAACCCAACAAAAAGAAAGAGTCAGTTTGATGAATATCAAAAAACAGATGATTTTGATGATTTTGATGATAAAAAAACGTATAGAAGTCAAAAAAGAAAGTTAGGAAAACAATTTAGATTTAGTAGGGAAAACTATGGCTCTTCCTACATGCATACAAGTGCAATAGTAAAGCAGCAATTGAGCTTAGCACTTAGAGACTTAGGTCTTGTAAGAGTTGTAAAAGACATACCTGCCATCTTTAACGAAGAATATATTGAAAAAAGCTTTACAAAAATATTTAATGATAATGGTTGGAGAAGAACACTCGCACAAATGGGATATACACCAGGAAGATCAGAAAGTGAAACAAAAAAGCTTTCAAAAGTCTATGGTATAGATAAAGATTCTGTTGCTTCTTCTTTTGACGAGGTTTTGATGGGTGCTTCATCACTTAATTCAAAAAATGATCTCGTAGATTCTATTGAAAATGGATTTGCTGCAAGTGCTGAAAAATTTATACCAAGTATATTTGAACTTTTTAAAATGTTTAGAGAAAATCCTGACGGTGTTGTTTGGTCTTTCGGCGCTTGGTTAAAAAGCTGGGAGAAAACTGGTCAATCGCAAGGATCAGAAGATATTTATAAAATACTTAATGATGCTGTAGTTACTTCTTCAACAGAAGAAAAATATAATCATAAGGGTAAAGAAAAAACACGAATAATATACAACACTGGTGAGTTAGACGACTCTCTACTGGAAATAGCTAAAGTTAAGTTATTGAAGATGTTTGCTGATCGATATATTAGTTGGCTTAGTAAACAGTCAGACTATGTTAGAAGAAAAGACGCTGAGCTTAAGCTTAACCCAAATGAAAAACAAAACTATTCACGAGATAGAATTAAAATGGCTAAGTCGTCTTTTGTTGATTTCGAAGACAATAATAATACTATTGAAACAGATAGTGCAGGATTTCCAACAAACTTAACAGACCAGCAAAAAGCTTTATTTTTCTCTACAATTGATCAAGACTTTAGATTTAAAATAGCAACTTTACCTCATATAAAAAAGCAAGATAATCCAATGGGTTATGCTCCAACTCCTGAAGGTTTAACGCCAGCTGAAGCTAGGGTTTGGCGATCAACTCAAGATGCAATTACTTCAAAGTATAATACTGATCTCGCAAATAAAGCTCGTAAAAAAGAAGGACTTCCAGCTCTTCCTCAAAGTTCTGTTGTTACAAGAGTTACTAATCCTATGGATAGAGCAAGAGCAGCAAGAGCAGCTAGTAAAGCAAGAAGTAAAAAAAATAAATGAAAAAAACAAAAACAACAAAATTTTTGTTAAAGTCTTGGAACAAATATCTTTTAAACGAATCTATTAAATTAGATCAACATTACGAAGACAGAGAAGACTATGAAGATTCAGGTTTTCAAATAGAAGACGAAGAAAACTTTTTAGATATTGCTGCTTCTGATCGGAAAGAGACTGGTTTGCATGGCGGATATGACGAAGAAAAAACAAAAAGACTCTCATCTTTTGATTCTTCAGGAATAAATGTAGGAATTAAAAGTATTATAGATAGATTAGAAAGTAAAGTTATAAATTCTCGTACAAAAACAGGAGATGAAAACATAAAAGGTAGGATATACCTTTATGAAAATGAATTTGAAGGTTTTATTAAGTATAATTTTGACGATTTGTTGCCTGAAGGTCGAGTTAATAGTACATTAGAATTTGAATCTACACCTAAAGATTGGGTAATGGGTTATGGCTTAGGTGCTTATAGACACATGCTTACACACAAGTCAACAAAAGGTGTAAGCGCATTAATTTTTGAAATTATGTTGGAGTTTGTATCTATAATAAGAGGTAAAAGTTTAGTTTCTGATCGTTACTCTATAACACCACAAGCACAAAAAAAATGGCATGTATATGCAAATAGAAATGATGTAGATTTAATACAATTAGATATGATGCCTGATGAGGCTGAGTCTTATAATTTAGAACAACTTACTCCTGAAGCTCCTGAAGATGATATTTCTCAGAAATTTAGTTTAGATTACTTTGGAGAAGATTGGACAAACTCAGTTTTTTCTAAAGCTTTCAAGAAAACAAACATGGATGTAATAAAATATTTAATTGATTCACCGTATATTGAATTAGTATTTTCTATAAACAATGAATCAGACTTGACTTCAAAAATAAGCTTATAGCTTTTTATTTCTATCAGTTTCAGGAAGCCATTCTTCTACGTGTCTATTAAGAACAACATCGTCTTCACTTTTAGACTTAATAATATTGTCACCTTTGAACATTGAAAGTTTGTTTATAACTGCGTTTTGCAATTCAAATATTTGCTCTCTTAATAATTGCATTTGAATTTGTGAATCACGTAAACGTGCTATTAGTGCAGCTCGATCCGAATTAGCGATTGCAAGTTTGTCTTTAAGTTCTTCGACTTCACTGGGGTCACGTCCACTTGCTATGGCAAGCATTGAAGAAATACTTCCTGTAAGCATACCGATAATTCCAATAAGAATATCACGGTTTTCTTCAACTATTTTTGTTGTTGACAAAAAATAAATAAGTTCACAGATAAGTGCCATGAAAACAACAGAAGCCCACCACCCTCTTTTTGCTTTGTCAGTCTTTGTGAACTGTTTTTTGGTTATTTCTTCTTTATTTTGATCAGACATATATTGACTCCTGCTTTAATCTGTTTTAATCTTTTCTTAATTTTAATTTAACTATTAATTATTTTTTGAAAAGCATAAACAGCATACAAAACAATCGTATTTATCCACTCAAAAGGCTCGAGCCACCAATAGTCAATGGCCCAAAAGCGCTTATTTTTGCTAGAAGACAATAAAGGCCAAAACAAGAAAAGAAAGTATAACAATTCGATTAATACCAGTCTATAAATAAAATAAAAGAATATTTCTTTCCAACGCTTGTGACGAAGTCTTATTTTTACTTTTCTTTTCCCACCAATTCTTTTGGCTTTTTCTCCGTCTTTTGGCGGCTGTAATTGTATTTCATGCAAACCCAGCGCGTATATTTGTGCTGGTTCTTTTACTCCTTTAAATCTATACAACCCTACAAATACTGAAAGTGCTCTTTTTGGAATATATCTATTTTTGTTTTTCCTTGCTTTAAAAACTTTAAAAGCATTGTGGCTTAATAGTATCTGTTCTTCTCCACAAATAGACATTGTTCTTGCAGCAATATTTTTCCCTATACCTTCTAAATTTATTCTTTTTCCACCACCTCTTACGAGTTTATCATCTGATTTTACAAGTATCATTTTATCCCAGTGAATGCCGATTCTACTTCTAAAAGGAAATTTTTTTGTTCGTAAGAACTTTTTATATTCAAAAGCGAAAGCAATAGAATCCTGTATTGATCCAAAATACATTAGGTGACCATCACTATTGTCAACCCACTGGCCGTTAAATCTGGTAATAAGATTCATAACAAGTTTATCGTGAATAGCAAACCACTGCGCTGCAGCTTTAGCGCCATTTCTTTGAACAAATTTAGTGCTACCAATAATATCAGTTAAAACGATTGCGACATAAGATTCTGTCATATGCTCTGGTAGTTTTGTCGTATTCATTTTAATTACTCTTCTTTCAATTTACATTTACAATCGTTAATTAACTCTATACATTTATAGCAAAAGCAACTTACGTCTGGCCATTTGCAATTTTTAGCTTTAATATTGCATGGACAATAGTACTCGTCATTACAAAGACAATTATGGTTTTCTTTGCTACACAAAGAACAAATTTCCTGATTGGATAAATCTATATTTTTAAAATCAAATTCCATTTTATTAGTCCTTTTAGTCCTTACATAGATAATTATTTTTAAAATATATAAACATAAGAAAGTATTAAAAAATGTTGGACAAGACGCCTCTCAAAAGCAAAAAGTTTATAGCATACCTTATTGCAGACCTCGGTTGGAAATTTATTATACTGTATTCTTTGATGCACTTAAAGTCTAAGATTGAAGCAGGAGAGTTAACATTTCTTTTAACAGTAGTTATTACAAGTGGTATAATACAAATTGGTTATATCCTAGGACAAGCAGCATTAGACAAATATATAAATGCTGCAGTTGAAATATTTGATAAAGACGAAAAAGAGGACAAGTAAATGAATTTAAAAAAAATTTTATATGAAAACTATGGGATTGTAATTAAAAAGTCAGAGGAAATGTTTTGGAATCACATCGTTAAAAATAAGTCGCATCAAAAACTCGCGGAATCTTTGGAAGAATTTTCTTCAACTACAGAAATTCAATATTTCAATCATAGACATTTTAATAACATAGCAAACTGTCTCGTTAAAGAAGAAATAAGTCATAGAGATCAAGAGTCAGGATATAAACCGGGCGATTCACAAAATATTACTGCAAGTGATATACTTTATCATGAATATGATGTCAATGAAGAAGGTTTAGACACAAATGAATTTTCAGAAGAAAGTGATCCAGACGCACAGCATGTTTTTAGTGTAAATCATCTTTCAAAGAAGATAGGCTCTCATAAAAAATAAATTTTTGTAAAAATAATATAATTTTGTTATAATTATTTTAAATAAGTATTAACAATGTGCTTTTTCCTATAAAACATCTCATGATATTTTTGCATCATACTTCTAAATATATCTTCTACTGATTTATCAAAGTTTTTATCTAAATCTTTAATATCCATGTTTTTAACATGACTTTCGATCTCTTTCTTAATAAGAGACCTTAGTTCATTCTTCTTAAGCTTTTCAACTTCAGACTTTATTATACTTTTAATTTTTTTCTCTTCTGACTTTGAAAACTTTTCGTTTAACGGCTTTTTATTGTTCATAGTACTACAATCATCTGGCTAAAATTATAATATAAATATACCTTAATATTTAAAGAAAGTTTAAATAGTGAATCAAAAAATAGAAACAAACGACTGGATTAAATATTTTCCTTACGATCAACCAAGAGTTGCTCAAGAAAAAGTTATCAATAAAGTATTAAATGACTTTTTAAATAAAAATAAAAAGTATGCAATAATTGACTGTGGTACAGGTGTAGGAAAGTCAGCAATTGGCTTGACTATCGCAAATTTTATCAATGAAAATAGTTCTTCTTTTGAAGGCAAATATGAAGATGGTTCTTATTTTTTAACAACACAAAAAGTATTGCAAGATCAATATGAAAAAGACTTTTCTAATAAAGGTCTCGTCTCTTTGTACTCTGCTTCTAATTATAGCTGTTCTATAGACAATAAAGCATCTTGTAAAGATATTTTAACAGGGATTAGATCAAAAAGCTTACCAGCTAAATTTGATTGTTGTGGTTATGAATGCAAATATAAAAAGAAAAAGAAGAACTTTGTTGATAATAAACTAGGTGTAACAAACTTTAGTTATTTTTTAACTGAAAAGAATTATAGCAAGAAGATGCCTAATAAAAAAGTGCTTATTGTCGATGAAGCACATAATCTTGAAAATGAGTTAACGAGATTTGTAGAAATAAACATTTCAGGTTATTTTTCTGATAAGATACTGGGTTTAAAAGTTCCAAAAGATTTAACAACTCAGTTTAAAGTCTATAACTGGATTAGAAACGTGTATTATCCAAAGCTTGTTTCGAAAATTAACTTTATTAAAAGTCAACTTGAAAAATTTGGACTAAACTCTTCAAAAATTGAAGAGTTTAAAAAGATAACAAATAGACTTGAAATGTTGACTTCACATGAAACAAAAATATTACAATTTATTACTTTGTATAATAAAGATAACTGGATATTTGATTTAGAAAAAACTAATGAAAAATACAGAAAATTTATCTTTAAACCAATTGATGTTTCAAGGTACGCACATGAGTATCTTTTGAGTATGGCTGACTTTGTAATTTTTATGTCTGCCACTATTATTAATCATGAAGGATTCAGTCTTACGTTAGGTCTTCCCTCAGAAGAAGTATCGATAACATCAGTACCGTCACCTTTTAGTTCAGAAAACAGACCTATTATATTTTCTTCTGCTGGAAGTATGTCTTCCAAGAATATTGAAAAAACTTTGCCTGTAATGACACAAATGGTTAAAGAAATTTTAAATAATCACAAAAAAGAAAAAGGTATTATTCATACACACAGTACGAAAGTAGCTGAACATTTAAAGAGAACAATCAGAAATAAAAGGATTATTGTCGCTTACGGCGCAAATAGAGAAGAGTCTTTGCAAAAACATATAAAATCAAAAGAACCAACAGTTTTAATATCTCCTTCTATGGCAGAAGGAGTAGATTTAAAAGGTAATTTGTCAAACTTTCAAGTAATATGTAAAGTTCCTTTTCCTTATTTAGGTGATAAAGCTGTAGTTAAAAAAATGAATAGATGGAAGTGGTGGTATAATACACAAACAGTCAGAACAATTATTCAAGCTGTTGGAAGAAGCATAAGATCTGAAAATGATACAGCTGTTACATATATATTAGATGGTGACTGGAATAGGATAAAATCATCTTGTAGAGACTATTTTCCAGAAAACTTTTTTGAAAATTATCACGAAATGTAAAGGAATAACTGTTTATGGAAAAATGCACAGGTGCAGGAATAATCTTGTATGTTGACAATAGAGGAATAAGTGAAATATCAAATCCTGATTATGAAAAAGATATACTTTATTTTTTTCTTGAAAGGGAAGACGGTCAATTAGATTTTCCAAAAGGAGGTATTGACAAAGGTGAAAATAGTCCTTTAGACTGTGCAATAAGAGAAACAAAAGAGGAATCTAATTTAAAAACTTTTGATTATGACCTTTTAGAGCCAGAAGTAAACTTTTTAGAATGTGGAGAAGGACTAATACTTTTTTTAGGTAAACTTCATATGCATTCAATGAAACATGCAAAAGTTTTAAGAAACGAAAAAACATTAGAGTTTGAGCATAAAGAAGACGGTTGTAGATATCTTACTAAGTTAGAAGGCGAAAAAAATCTTTTGGACTATCTACAAATAGGATTAAACTGGGCTGACAAAATCATACAATAAAATTATACAAAGATAACATTTTTCATATAATTTTTATAAAAGTGGCAGTTATATGAATAGTAAAATTATTGTTTTAGCAAGAAAATTAAATAAATTTAATAATGACTTTATCAACAATAAATGTAGAATTGTTGATAAGAAAGTATATAGTAGCAAGTTCTTATTTTATTTTTATTTTTATTGGTCTAAAAATTTCTATAACGAACCTTATAGAAAAATATTGTTAGACTATTTTAGTAAAGTAGAAAAATCATATCCTGGTAGTAGCTATTTTGTCTCTGTTAAGCTTTGTAACAAAATATTAGGTATTAAACATGATTATGAAAAAGAGTTAGCAGACAGAAAATATAGTAATATCTTAGAGATTCTGAAAAAGCAAACAAACGAAGAAACTTTTTCTCTTTTTAGAAATATAATAGAATTCTCCGGAGCTGACGCTTCAATATCAGTAGAAAAAAATAATAACGCAGAAATATCAGTAGAAAAAAATATTTTTCCTGAATTTAACATAGAAATGTTAGAAGAATTTAAAAATATATACTTTAAAAATATAAGTTCAACAACAAAAGATTTTTTATTTTGCGTTGTTGATGGATTTATTGAAAGAGAATCTGAAATTATTCCACTATTGGACAAAGCAAAAAATTTAAATATTCCACTATTAGTAATTACTCGAGGATTTTCTTCTCAAAGTATTAAGTCGCTCAAATCAATTATTTTAAAAAATAATTTGTATGTTTATCCCTATGTTGAAAAACATAACAACGAAGACCCCTTCAAATTAAAAGACTTATGCGAAATCAATAATCTACAAATAGTATCTTCAGAATCAGGAGATAATATTTACACATCTGCTGTTGATAAATCAAATATATTAAAATGTCAAGTTTATAAAAACAAAATAATATTTAGTAGTTTATTGAAAAATAATTTACTCACTAAAATTAATGATCAAATTAAAAAAAATTCTGGCAATAAAAGTTTATTAGACTATTTGTCTTTTAGAAAAAAAAGATGTACACCTAACAAAGTAGTTGTTAAAATACCAAAAGAAAAAGAGACTTATTTTATTGAACTTAGAGGTTTAATTAAGTCTTACAATAAATGTGTAGTAGGTGGTGTATACGTTAAAAGAGACATTGCTGTTATTTGCGAAGAAATAACAGAATTATATGCAAAAAAATTATACAATACACTTAAAAATATTAAATTTAAGATAGAGATAAAGGAAAAAGAAAAAAATGGCAAATAAAAAAGAAGTAAGTAAAGAAGTAAATACTGCTGAGTTTGGAAGAAAATATTATGATATAGTTGATGTTTTTTCGCAAAAGTTAATGTCACAAATCGTAGAATTAAAAAATGACACAAAGCTTTCAGACGAAGCAATGACTAAGCTTAGCAATGTAGTTATGCAAGAGTCAACAAGCTTTAAAGACTGGGGCTTTGATCAGCTGATCAAAGTTGTTAAAAAATAAAAATGAATTTTACTAGACACTTAATTGAGTGTCACTGCACTTTAAAAATATTTGAAAACAAAACAAAACCAGTTTATCATAAGTTTCCTGTTTTCTCTGTTATAGATGAAAAAGAAAACATAGATGAAATAAAGTATGTTTCTTGCAATAATTGTGGTGCAATTCATGAAGTTAAAGACTTTTGTAAAAGCGAAATTATCTGGGGAACAGATGATATGTCTTCTTTAGTCGTTTCTAAAGAAGACATTAAGCATAATCTGATAGAAGAAAATCAAAATAAACTTATTGAAATATTAGAAGAAAACTTTCCTGAAGACATATCTGCTTGGGAGATGGTATACTATTGTATTGATAATAATATTGACTATTCTATTCCGATTAAAAAAATAGATATTAAAGACAACACAGTAATTACTTGCCTTAACATAAAGGGAAAGTCTTATAAAATAAAAAAAGAAGTCATACAGAGGTACATATGATGCTAGACCCTTCAGACATTGAAGACATTAAATCAATTGAAAAATGTAGACAGATTTCTAAAGAAATAATAAATTACGGTGTTACAGACTTAGAAATTAAAAAAATAATATCTTTTTTATCACTTGAATTAGAAGATATTGTCTGCATGAAGCAAATACAACAAAATTTAAAACCTCAAGAAAGTCATGATAGTGACTTGCCTAAAAAATCAAATACAAAACCAGAAATAGAAATATAAAAAGGAATAAAAATGAGTGATTTAGTAGAACAAGAAGTACAGCAGTTAGATGAAGAAACAACACCAGAAAGTATTGAAGAATACTATGACATGTTAAAAATTATGGTTGAAGGCATGGAGTCAGATGTACTTAAGTCTCAAAAAGGCAATAAGTCTGCTGCTACAAGACTTAGGAAAAGCTTAAGACTTATTAAAAATAAGTCTGGTGAATTTGTTAAATTTACATTAGGAAAGTAAATTTTTAAGCTAAACTTTTCTTTATTTTTTCAATAGCTTTTTTTTCAATTTGACAAACTCTCATTCTTGTTATGTCAAACAAGTCTCCTATTTCTTGTAAAGTGAGAGTTCTGTCTTGCGATTCGTTTATAATACAACTATTAGATACGTTTTCATGCCAGTATCTGCATTTTTCCCTCTTGCAGTCTACTTTTTTATTAGCATGTGCAGCAAAGCATGAAATATTGTTAATTGATGTATCTAATTCTTTTTTCATTATAAATCCTTTCATTTTTAATGATAATTACTATTATAGTTTATTATACGGGATTAGGATTTACAATGATAGACAAAAAAATCAATAGCGACATTAGAAAACTTTTTATTGTTGATACAAGTGTTTTGCTTTATGACAAGAATGCTTTGTTTAATATGAAAGGAAATGATATTGTTATTCCTCTTATAGTTTTAGAGGAAATGGATAGGTTTAAAACAAGAGAAGGGCTTTTAGGAGAAAACGCAAGATTTTACAATAGGTTTTTAGACGGAATAAGAGAAAAAGGGAGCTTAAACACAGGAGTTTGTATTGAAGAGCATGATGTTAATTTAAAAGTAATTTCAAATGCTTCTTGGGAAGGTCTTGAGGGATTAGATAAAAATTTAAATGATAATGTTATTATTTCAAATGCAAATTACTTTAAATTAGATAAAAATACAAAGTCAAAAGTAATTGTAATAACTAAAGACATTAATTTAAGAGTTAAATGTGATGCAGTAGGAATTTTTGCAAATGACTATTATGCAGATTATGAATTTGTGCAAGCAGACAATTTATATCAAGGTCATATTGAATTGACTGTAGATCCTGATGTCATAAACAAAGCATATTCAGGTAATCATCTTAAAATCAAAGAAGATTTGTCTGATAAAGGTATAGATATAGACATTGCTGAGAATGAGTTTGTTGTTTTAAGATCAAACAATGGCAGCAACCAGTCATGTTTAATGATGAGAAATAATTCTAATTTAGTAGTTTTAGGCAGCAAGCAGGAATTACAAAAATTAAGCGGAATAGAGCCTAAAAACAAAGAGCAGATTTTTGCTTTAGAACTTCTGCTTAACGAAGAAATACCACTTGTTACATTGACAGGTATACCAGGCAGTGGTAAAACTTATTTAGCATTAATGACAGCATTAAAATCTATAGAAAAAAACATTAAGAAAAGAATTATATTTACACGACCGATACAGACAGTTGGCAAAGATATTGGATTTTTGCCTGGTGATTTAAACGAAAAAATGTCTCCTTGGCTTGCACCTATTGTTGATAACTTTAGAAATCAATTTGGCGACTTAGCTTATTTTGAAATGATGATGGATAAAGGACAGATTGATGTTGCACCACTATCACACATCAGAGGAAGGAGCTTTAATGACTCGATAATTATTGTTGATGAAGCACAGAATGCAACAGTTCATGAGCTTAAAACAGTAATTACAAGAACAGGTAGGAATTCTAAAGTAATACTTTTAGGTGACATAGAACAAGTTGATTTACCTTACGCAAATAAGTCTTCAAATGGTTTGACTATAGTAACAGAAAAGCTAAAAGACGCGTCTTTAACAGGACACGTTAACTTTACAAAAGGATATAGATCTGAATTGGCTAATGTTGTTGCAGAAAAATTATAGGATTATAAAATGTCAAAAAGAATATACGACTTAAATAGAATGAGAAAAACTTATCCTTTGATAAGAAGAAAACCCAGACTCGCAGAATTAGATCTAAAAATTATTGAAACTGTAAAACTAAGGTACAATGAGAGTGAATTCTCAAAAACATATAGCTTTAAGAAACTATATGTTGAATCTCCTATTTGTGTAGCTACTGCAGAAAACGAAAACTTAAATGCTTACATTATTAGTGTCAATAGAAGTGAAGTAACAGTAGAAATATCAGCACCTGCTTTAGCAAGCCCAGAAGTTTTTGTTCATTTGCAAATAATTAGTAGAAATAGCGAGGAAACATAATGGCAATTAATTTTACAATATCAGCAGCAGGGACAAATATCGTTAATCAAGCTGATATCTCTGGAGATCTAAGTAAAACATTAAGCATAACTAATTTCACTGACGATCTGCTAGCAAACATAGATGATTATACTTTTGAATGGTACTTTATAGATAAACCACAAAGTTCTGCATGTTCTTTTGATACAACAATAACACCTAATAACAAAACAATTAAAATTGATTCAATTGATACGTGGGGAACATATAGAGTTTTCTGTATTGCAAAAGAAACTGCTAATGTTGCAAATATAACAAATAATAATCCACTTAGAGCAGAAGAATCTTCTTTTATTAATATCATTGTTAGAAGTACTAATAATTTATTAGAAAAACCAGCTAGTTTTCAAAGAAGTTGGAAAAATCAGTACGATAATTTAGTTGAAGTTGTAGACAATACAACAAAAACAATTAATAACTTAAAGGTTTCTAATTCAACAACTTTTACATTGCCTACTGCTGACGGTATTAATGGCCAGGTATTAACAACAGATGGTTCTGGTTTACTTTCGTTTTCTACTTTGGATATTTCAAATATGGAAACTAATCTTTCCATAAATAGTTTATCTGACGTAATTTCAGCTAACCCACAAGATGGTTATGCTTTGGTCTGGAACACAGACCACTGGGAGCCTGGAGAAATTCAAGGCAGTAATATAGATGGTTTAAGCTCTATAACTGAAAATCTAACTAAAAACTTAATAGTTGAAGACGGTTATTCAATAATACCTGAAACTGGCGTGAATATAGCACAAATTACAAATGATATTGGATCTTTAGCAGCACCTTTTAATACTATTTATACCAAAGAAATAGATTGCAGCTCAGGCTTTATATTAAATGAAGTAATATATTCAGGATTTGATGGTGCAACAAATACATTTTTAAAAACAAATGGTGCTGGAGTAACTTCATTTTCTGCAATAACACTTGCAAACATTTCGGATATTCCATTAGAGTTGAGCGGCAATAATATTCTTCAACCTAAGTTAGATTCAACTTTAAACTTAGGTGCATCAAATAAAAAGTTTTCTAATTTTTATTCAGATACAATCCTTTGTAATAATATAGGTCCAGTTAGCGGAGGAGACAACGCACTACCAATTGAAATAGGCTCAAATATACATGTAAATCCGTTCAATGTAAGTAAACGTGCATTAGAAATACAAATTGATTATGCATCTGTTACGCAAAATTTTGATAATTTTAATAATGATATATTTGCTATAACTACATATGATATAGATTCAGATCCTGTTACATATGATGATGCGACAAAGCCTTATCATTTATTTGTAGACAAAGATGGAATTTTTAATATTGGAAACAAGAACGCTGTACAACCATCAAATTATTCATTTCCTTTAACAAGAGGCGAGCCCGGTCAAGTATTAACTTTAGGTGGTTTAGGACAGCCTAACTCAAATGATATTGGCAAATTATTATGGTCAATGCCTTTTAACTCTGTAAGCGCAGTTGCTGCTAATGGTGGTGGTAGTCTTTCATACACAAACGATACTGGTGTACTTCAATATACTCCACCCGATCTTTCAAATTTTATTGATTTGACCAGTTTAAGTGTTAATCAAGTTGCTGCTTCTGGAAACGGAACACTTGCGTATAATAACACAAATGGAGTTTTAACATATACGCCACCTGATTTGAGCAATCTTGGCGGCGGAGGTGCAGGAGGATTTAATAACTGGACAGAAAATGGAAATGGCCATATTATTCCAAATACAAATGAAGCTTATGATATAGGTGAAGCTGAATATAAAGTAAGACATTTATTTTTGAGTGACAATAGTCTTCATGTGGGTGATTCATCGATCAGTCTATCCACAAACAATGCAGTTGATACTAGTAATTCGCAAAAATCAATTTATTTTAAGTCAGCATCGTCTATTAAGTTAGATAATTATAAGTTTTTAGACCAGAATACTTCACCTTCAAATATATTAGGAGGAAATACATATAGAATTAGTGCTACAGGAAATGTTGATTTTAAACTTGTTGGTGCAACTTACAATGAAGTTGGGCATATATTTGAAGCTTCAACAGACGGCGCTGTAGCTGGTTTGCAAGATGATGGTGTTTCTTTTGTTCGTGAAAGTGAAGATTATAATCCTGCAAGTTTGTTTTTTGAAACAAAAATGGACATGATGTCAGATCCTCCACAAAATGTATCAAAACTTATGTATAGTCTTAGCGATGGTGGCGGTCAAAGTTATGAAATCTTAGCACTTCCTAATCCGCCAATGATCATTCCTGACGATACAACCTTAATAACATACGATGGCAGCGGAAATTATGGATCAACGTTTGCTAGTGCTTTAGCGTTTCCAAAAACTATTCATTTGACCGGCGGAGTAATAACTCGACTTTATGACTATCCTACAAACCCAGCTTCTAATACTCTTGAGTCGAGTAAAGGACCGAATCATTTTCTTTTTAAGTTTAGAAACAATTCAGGAAAAAGCATGTTAATAAAAAAAGTTACTTTGTTTTGTAGTCATATGATGAGTAATGAAATCAAATGGTCATTAGCAACGTGTACAGATGCAGAAATAGTTAGTAATGTTGCCCATAAATTTGGTAATATGCTCAATCAAACAATGAGCATAGCTAATTATAAAACGCAGCAAGAAGCTAATGCTGATGGCACTTTGCCGGGAGGCACAGGAGTATCAACTTACGTAGAAAATAATTTTACTACAGTTGCTGATGGTCAATGGTTAGTAGTTTTAGCGATACATTTTGATGATGGTCCAGATGGAGATTCTAATTCTGGTTTTACACTTTCAGTAACATATACATAATTAAAAAGAGATAATAATGTTGTACATTATAAAAAATTATATTGATTTAGGATTTGGTAATCCAGAAGTTGATTTTACACTTAGTTTATTTTCTGATATTGAAAACAAACAAGTTTCTAATCACGGCTTTAGCAGTCAAGAATTGGATTTTAAAAATAATGATTATATTAATCAAAAAGATTTTAATTTTGGATCAAAAAATGTAGTTTTAACCAAAAAAGATGTTGAGTATATTTATGATGAAATATCTGAAAACGGAACTGTTATTGTTGAACCGGAAAGTTTTACAAATATAAAAATAAAAAACAGGTTAATGTTTAGTCCTAATATAAACTATAGTATAAAAAATAATAGTCATAGAATAGACTACAGCATCTGGATTGAAAAAGTAAATGCTAAAAACTTTAAAATGCATAACTTTAGTAATAAAAAATTAGAAATTAGTTATATTGCAACATCAAGCCTCGTTAAAAAAAATAATTTAGAAATTAATCAAAATAAAATAAATAGACTTAATGATAAAATTAAAAAATCATTAGAAGACACTGTTACAATTACTCCTCGGTATACAACATCAACATTAGCTGATGATTCTGTCACAATTTCAGCTTCGCCAGGTGCAGAAGATTTTGATGTAATACAATATGGCATACATAATATTTTTGTATCATACGACATAGCTGGTGTGTTTGATATTACTACGCCGACAGCAGACTATTTTTCTTTAGAAATACCACAAATTGGATGGGACGCTGATGTTTATGTAGCTGCAACAAATGATATAAAGGTTTACTCAGTATTTAACCCTAACAATATATCAAGTAGATCATTGTCAACTATCAATATTAATCAAGCTTTTCCTTACGGAACATTACTCATTTCTTTAAAAACATATTATTTCTGGAAAGAAAATGATAATAACTGGTATTATAGCTTTGTTGGATTTCCTGATAATATAGAATATTCTTAATTAAACACACTGATGATTTGTATTTGTTGACATATTTATAATCGAAAGATAATTAAAAGTAGGAAATATTATGTCAAGAGACTTTTTAGCATCAAGAGTTAGATCAAGCGCTTTAATAGGTAATAATAATGGTCAAGAGCCTTCTTTACTATTATATCCGTCAAGTGAAGCTTCTAATAATACAGGTGCAAGATCAGCGTCATTAGCAAGTTTTTTAAGCGATTCATCTAACTATCCTGTAAATACCTTTTTATATGTGTTTGGAACACCTACAACTTCACAACAAGCAACAGGAGTTTTGCCTGGAAATAATTCTACAATTTTTGGTGGTGATGTTGTTTTAAAAGGCACTTTATTTGCTGATTACTTAAGAACAAATAGCGGTGTATTGATTGATTTTGCAGGAATAGCGTATATAACGCCGCAAGGAACAAATTACATTTCAGATCCAAATGGTCCAACTACTGCAGCAGACGCTGACGTTATTCTGGATGCAAAAATAAAAACCAATGTAGATAATATAGATTTAAATCTACAAGCTATTAATAATAATTTAGCATTATTAAATACACATGAAGCTGCAATAGGTTTAAACTTAGCCACAGGAGATTTTGTTGCTAAAGTTAATTCAAACTACTTGGACGCAGCAACATCTATATCAAATGAAATATCTTTATTAGATACACAAATTGGTGCAAATGAAACTAATATATCATCTAAAGTGTCTCAAGCTTCTTTTGATACGCTCGAAGAAAAAGTTGATAAAATACAAATAGCGTCAGGATTAGATGTTAACGGTGATTATGTTGTTAATAATCCAAGCAATTATATTGGTAATGCAATATCTTTAAATGATGCTGATTTAAAATTAGACACACAAATAAAAGCTAATACAGATACAATCAGTGCTTTTGGCGTTGGTACTTTTGCCAATTTACAAGGTCAAATAACTCAAAACACTAACGATATAACAGACTTACAGGCTGCTGATATTGTACTGCAAAATAATATTAATGCTGAGGTGGGTACAAGACAAACAGCTGACGAAACGCTTCAGGGTAATATAGATGCTGAAGAGCTGAGTAGAATAGATGCAGATGCAGTTCTACAGGGTCAAATAACTCAAAACGAAGGTGGCATATCTGGTCTAAGAACAGACTTAACAACTGCAGAAGTCAATATAACTGGCTTAAGAACGGATTTAACAACTGCAGAAGGTTTGATATTAACAAAAACATCACAGACTGAAGTAGATACAATTAAAGAATCTGTTGGATTAGAAGCAGCCGACGGAACATTATCTAACTTTTTAAGTACTTTTTTCATTGATAATGAAGATACTGTAAAGTCTGCTATCGAAAGCTTAGACACACAACTTGATTCAACACAAAATAGTCTTGCTGGCGAGATATTGAATAGACAAACTGAAGATTTGAGTTTACGTAATTTAATTAATTCCGCAACAAGTAATGTAGGACTGGCTTTAACAGGACTTAGAGGAAATTATTCTTCTACAAATTTTATAAACAATACACAAACACATCATACAGCTTTAGGTCAGCTTGATACGACTTTAGACACAGTCTTAACTTCTTTAAATCAAGAAATAACAGCACGACAAACTGACGATCAAAGTCTTAGAAATGATCTTAATACAGAAATAACTAATAGAGAAAATGCAGATACAGCACTTCAAGATCAAATAACACTAAACGATAATGATATTCAAGGCTTACAAGCAGCTGATATTGTGCTACAAAATAATATCAACACAGAGACTACTACGAGACAAACAGCAATCGAAACGCTTCAGGGCAATATAGATGCTGAAGAGCAGAGTAGAATAGCTGCAGACATAGTGCTACAGGGTCAAATAACACAGAATTCTGATGATATTGTTGTGATAAGAGGGGATGTAACTGCAGCAGAAAGTAACATAACTGATTTAAGAACAGACCTGACATCAGCTGAAGATGATATTTTAACAAAAGCGTCTCAAGCTGAGATCAATGTCATAAAAACTTCAGTTGGTTTAAATATTGATGGTTCTTATGACACACACGACGATTCAGAGTTTTTAAACAATGCAACATCTGTTAAAGACGCTTTAAGTAAGCTAGATACACAGCTTGAAGCTACGCAAAAAGAAGTTGACGATGAAGAAACTTTAAGAGCAAGTCAAATTAGCAGCTTAAATAATGAAATAAATACAATTGAAAACAGCTTAGGCCTATCAGGTGCTGGTCTTCGTGGAAATTATTCAAATACTAATTTTATTGCTAATACAGATACACACCATATTGCACTTGGTAAATTAGATGGTGCTTTGGCATCATTTGATAATGCTGGTCAAGTCGAAAGCTTACAAGCAATAAAACAGTCAGTAGGAACTGATAACGGTGGTGATATTCAAGATTATAGCTCAAATAACTTTATTGTTAATGCTGATATACAAAACAACATTACACAAGATTCGCATCATGTAGCTATTGGTAAACTTGATGCTGCGATTGGAAATCAAAGTATTTTTAGTCTTGTTGATATAAATGATGAAAACAAAGCTGATGGTAAAATTCTGCAATATTCAATCGGAGGCAATGAATTTGTTTATGTTGATGCTGCTGCCGGCGCACAAGGTGAACAGGGACCACAAGGTGAACAGGGACCACAAGGTGAACAGGGACCACAAGGCCCACAAGGCCAACAGGGTCCGCAAGGCGATGCAGGTGTGCAGGGTGTACAGGGTCCAGCAGGCCCTCAAGGTCCAGCAGGACAACAAGGTGATGCAGGTCCGCAAGGTGATGCAGGTCCGCAAGGCGATGCAGGTCCGCAAGGACCACAAGGCGACGCAGGTCTGCAAGGTGACCAAGGACCACAAGGTGATGCAGGTCTGCAAGGTGATGCAGGCCCACAAGGCCCACAAGGACCACAAGGCGACGCAGGTCCTCAAGGCGACGCAGGTCCTCAAGGTGACCAAGGTCTTCAAGGTGATGCAGGTCCGCAAGGTGATGCAGGTCCGCAAGGTGATGCAGGCCCACAAGGACCACAAGGCGACGCAGGTCTGCAAGGTGACCAAGGTCTTCAAGGCATTCAAGGTGATGCAGGCCCACAAGGACCACAAGGTGACCAAGGACCACAAGGCGAACAAGGACCAGCTGGTGCTGCAGGATCAGATGCACCAACAATATCAGGAGTAATCATAAGTGGGTCAACAATTACTACGTCATTTAATGGAGCAAATGACGCTGTTACTAATAACGCATTTGCTGTTTCTATTGCTGACCTTGATAATGTAAATATTGACTTGAATACCATTGCAGATGGTAAAATTCTTAAGTGGGATGATGACACAAGCAATTTTATAGCTGCTAATGACATAAACGGTGGTGGTGGAGTTGACCTAACTGTCACAGACAATACAACTTCAGTTGCACAATCTGCAACTCTGGATGTACAACAACTTGCAACAGTTACAGACTCAGGAAATAATGAAGCAACATTAGTAGGCATAATTGGAAATGCAGAAGATGCTGATTAT